TAGGCATTGCACGACGTACGAGAGAGATGAGAACTGGATCGAAGATGTCGATTGCACCAGTTGTTGGATCTGAAGAAGACCCACCCATCTGGTTGACAGGAACAGTTTCTGTAAGATACTGGTTGCCATACTTAGAGCTTTCACGTAGAGCCTTTTCTGTATTCTCAAGAACAACGGCTGTTACGTTACGGCGATGGACGTCGCGGATCTCTGGTAGATCGCTATGTCCAATAATAGGCTCCCACTTTTTAACAAGATCTTCAGTTAACATTTTTATTTTACTCCTTTAGTTTTTTTGAGTATAATTTTTATTTATAAAAAATTACTTTTTGATTGTTCTAGAGATAGCTTGTGCGTAACTACGAATTGATGGATCAGTGTAAACTACTTCTCTACCTGGTTCATCAATTGAGTAATTCTCTTCAGTTATTGTTGTCTTCACAGTATTCTTCTTGAAATAATTTTCTTTAATAATTTCAAGTTTTTTCTTGTATGAATCTACACTATCAAAATCAACACCTTCTGAAAGTGTGCGAAGCTTCTCTACTTGAGTTAAAGCTAAGCCTTCAGATACTTCATCAAGAATTTCTTCTTTAGTATATTGTTCTAGAACATCTGTTAATTCAATATTGTCTTTGATCTGCTCATTAAGCTTATTTTCAAGCTCAGCGACCTTTCCAGCAAGGGCTTCTACAACATCAGTTTGCTCTTCAGGAACTGACATATAGTTTTCTTGGAATAGGTTATGAAGACCAGCAATGAATTGCTCTGTAATTTCGTTACGAAGTGAGCTTTCAATTGCTACTTCGTTATCAGCTAACCACTGCTCTGCGCAGTATGAAAGATACTGATCAATCTGTTCTGTAAGAGTTTCTATACCAGCTTCTACTTCTTCATAAAGCTTTACTTCATATTCTTCTTCAATACGAGTAGTTTCAGCAATAACTCTTGCATTAACGGCTGCTTCAAAAAGAACAGCTGTTTTTTCTTTAAATTCTTCTGTGAGCTCTTCTGAACCAAATAGCTCAGAAACATCTTCTTTCATTGCTGCTGTCATTGCAGACTTAACATCACCTTTAGCGTCTACTGATGCTTTATTTTGAGCAGCTGCACCGTTAGGAATATTGTCAGCTTCATGACCGATCTGAGCTAGAATAGCTTGAAGCTGGGAAACGTCCATAGCTGCCATCTGAGTCATAGCTTGA